AGCCGCCCTGTAGATTGAGATCTCCACCCACAGCAGTACCGCCGGCCACATTAGGTGCTGCACCAAATGGAGAAGATGGGCCACCATTGGGATTTCCACCGTATGCTGTTATGGTGCCAATGGCAGAATTGGTTAAAGTCGATGCTCCGCCGGCTCTGGCATAGGCTGGTTGACCAACGGTCAGTGTAGTGACTTGATTTGCACTGGTAATGGTAAATTGTTTGACTACCGCACCTGCGCCGCTGGCGCCACCGGTGGTATCATTACCTGACCATCCGCCTGCACCAATACCATATGCAGTAATAGCAATTGAGGTAATAGGTGGTGGAGGTCTTGCTCCCGTGGTGGCAGTATTGACCCAAATTTGTTTTATTGGGGTAAATTTGCCTTGATATTTTGCATACGGTTGGCGTGCCATTGATGTTACACCTGGAACCAGAAATTATAGCCTGGTGTTCCGCTGGGAGCCGAATTTGAAACAATAAATGTCAATTGATTTGCTGTTGCTGTTTGCACAAACGCTGTGGTAGCAACGTTTCCGCTGTTGTCACCAGTGGGCGGAGTTGGAGCAGTGACTGTTCCTGTAAAGGTTGGACTGGCCTTGGGTGCCAAATTGGCCACATTTGACACAATGGCAGCATTTAATAATCCTGTGGCGCTGGTAATTTTGCTGTTGTAGTCTGTAAATAGTATGTTGGCTGTGGCATCAACATAAGCAGTAGTTGATATGCTACTGCTGTTGTTGCCAAGACCAGCATAGTTTAGCGAACCTATGTTGGCCAGATAATTTGTCAAGGCTGGCACAGCTGGTGCTGTAGGATTTCCAGTAAATGCTGGGCTAGCAATATTGGCTACATAGGAAATCAAGTTATTTAAATTGTTGATTTGTGTTGCCTGGGTAGCAGAATTGGCATTTGCATATAATTCAAACGCACCCACATTGGCATTTAACACAGCTATGCTGGAGTTGATACTGCTGGTAGCCGAGTTCAAATTTGAATTGGTAGATACAACAACACTGGAAATATTTGCCAAATAGTTGTTTTGTACCGCGGTGATGTCGGCTGTTAGTATATTACTAACATTGGTAATATTTGTGTTGAGTGTGCCAACCTGACCGTCGACATAATTTTTAGTTGCAATTTGAGTAGAGGTAGTTGGATCGCCGGCAACGCTGACCAGTCCATTGGTACCACTGATACTTAGAGCTCGAACAACACCAATACCTGAATTAACATATATGCTGATGTTGCCACCAAGTGCATTGTTTTGTAATACCAAATCATTTCCGGTGACTGATACGTTTCCATAGGTGCCAATGGTCAAGGTTTGTGCCACACTCACATTGTTGGTAAATGCGCTGTTTTGATCCACGCGAGCAAAAGATGCTGGGGCAATGCCACCTACTGTAATACTATTTGCAGCAGTTCCTGCCAAAGAAACATTGCTTGCCAAATTGATTCCAGGGCTAATGTTAGCGAATCCTGTGATAGCAGTTTGCGGAGTAAATGTTGCGTCATAACTGCTGATAGCAATAACATTACCATTGGTGTAAGTTTTTACCACGGTGTGCGGCACACTGGCAGTATCGGTAACTAGTTCTACTACAGATCCACTGATGCCTTGTCCGACGGTGTGTTGTGGGCCAATTAAAGTCCATGCGGTGCCGGTCCAGGTGTTTAACTGTTGGTTAGCAAGATCCCACCACTGATCGCCGACGTTGTCGGCTGTTGGTGCAGAATTAGCAACTGTGCGCTGACTAACTGGATAAAAATTTGTTCCATTATATACTTTTAATAATCGATTACCAGAATCATACCACAGCATACCTTTTAAAGGGGTAGTAGCAGACGGCGCTGATGATGCAGCAAAATTTTCTAGTAGGTGAACAAAATTTTCATTTTGAAAATCGCCAAAATTTGTAAAGTTACGACCAATTAAGGTTATGCCAGTGCTGGTATCAAGAGTGCCGTCTAACAAAACACCCGTGGGCATGGTTGGCGTTATCAGCGCCGAATTATTGGTTAACTTAATAGGGTATGACATATAATATTATCCTAGGTTAGTCAATGTTTGAATACGCACAGTATAGTCAATTTGAATTAGTCGATTTAAACTCTTTTGCACTGGCATGAATACCACGTGTGTCAATAGCAAACCAGTAGAAGTTAATCCAACTGTGCCATCAGTTGACCGACCACGTAACCCTAATTCGTCAAACACATATTGCCCACTGAGATTTTGACTATTGTCAAAGTTGGCTTGACCAGCAGGCTCGCCGTAGTCCAACAGGCAAGTGACCAAAATGTCAGTGTAAACAGTACCAGGAATGTGGCTAATTGTAATTTTGTTGTTGGTAGGATTCAAGTTTGCTGCGCTGGTATTATCTACGATCTTGCTGTATGTTGGATTGTACAAGTTAGCATTTTGTCCCACAGTATTTGTAGGCAAATAGGTAATGATACCTGTTGGGTCTACACTGGTACCACCGTTACCAAATACCATTTCATAGATGTAATTTTCGCCCTTGTTAGCAACACTATATGCCAAAGCCTGGCTCATGTTTTCGTAGTGGATAGCATTAGGCTTGTCAATAAAGACTTCCTGAGATTCTGGGTCAAATATCTTGATATGACCACGTACATAAATGCCTGATTTTTCATCAGGGCGGCGCTGTGTATTTTCCACTTTATTTTCCTCTAAATTTTGGTTGTTTGAACCGTCGTTTTCAATATTTATCATATGGTAGTTCCTGGGGTTGGACTAAATCCTGGTGCAGACTTTAAGAATGTGGCCTGTGCTGTAGTGCTGGCGTCCAAACTACTATTAGTACTGGTCCAAATGTTACTGGTGCGAATCACAGTATTAGCCGGTAAAGTGACGTTACCCGCCGAATTGACCATGCCCAATATGTGTGTTGATCCTGTGGCAACATTGGGTACCGTTGTTCCGTTAATTTGAATGGTATTGGCAGTTGAGACCAAATTACCGGATACGTAAACTACAGGAACAGTACTGACTGATTGTAGTGTGTTTGCGCTGACATTGCCAACGTTGGCTCTTATGTTTGCAAAGGTGGTGTTGTATACGTTTCCGGTGGTAATATAGAACTGGCCACCATTGGTAATAATGGTACCAAGTGCAAACACGGTGTTGGCGGACCAAACTGGTATGCCTGGAACGGTGCCCATGACTTGCAGGTTGGCCATGACCATGGAATTTGCTGCCAACTGTGTTATGTAGTCACCAATGTTGGCAGTTATTGTTGGATAATTAATCAGTTGCAGACTGTAGGTAACGTTTCCTGTCACAGTATAGGTTTGTGGGCTAGCACCCACGTTGCTGGTTGTTACATCACTACCAGGCACCAGCTGAGACAAGCTGGCATCAACTACATAAGCATTGGCCAGATGTAGCAAGGGCGTAGGTGTACCATCAACTCCTCTACGTATTTGAGCCAAGGTATTGATGCTGACCAGTTGTACATTGGACACAATATTGGCAAAAGTAGTACCATACACATTGCCTGTGGTCAAATAGGTATCGCCCGAGTATGATGTCAGGGTATTTACAGGAATTGTTGCTACCGTGGCATTTGCTGTCCACGGAGTTACCGTTTCGTATGCGTAGTTTCTCCAGTAGGTAATCTTTTCCCCGTTAATAAACACCGTGCCAGGATGATTAAATGTGATATTGGGTGGTGATAGTGCCTTGGCATTGGCCACTACGATACTGGTATCGGTCATGGCAAGATTTGATGTCAATACTGTAGTGTTAGCACCAGCAATTCTACGGAATCTAATGTTGCCAGACATGTTGGTGAATTCTCTAAAGGCTACCGTAACATTGGATCCACCGCCGGTCAATACATTACTGGTATAGACGGAAATATCAATGCTGTCAAGTGTTTGCCCTGGCACTAGTTCTTCAGGAGCATAGCTTTCGTAAGTGTCAATATAAGCACCACCGTCAATGTCTATTTCACTGATGTCTACACCAAGCACATTGCTGTAGAAACTTTGTATCACGGTATCAATTTGGAAGGCCACATTGTTGTTTGTTAATAAACGCAGATTACCTGACACATTGGCAAAGGTAGCAGATTCTACATTGCCCAGGACCTGATAAGCATTGCCAGATTGCAGTATGATACTGCCCACATCGTATCCAGTGTTGGCTGTCCAGGTTGGTGCTGATTCATAAGAGAAGTAGGTTGCTCCGTCAACTGTAACACCAGGATACTCAAGTCCAGTCTGTGTCAGTGCCAGATTGACATTTCCATTGTAGGCAACAATACGGTCATTGGCATTGTTAAATGCACTGGCAGTAATCGTGGTCACATTAGCGGTTGGGAAATCAACATTGGCATCAATGGTATAAGCATTGGCCAATACATACAGCTGATTGTTATTTACAATAATGGTATTTGCAGCAATAGTTTGTCCAATGTTGGCTGATGTAATATTGCTCCAGAATACAAAAGTGTTACTTGCTGTATAACTAATACGGTCAAATTTGATTGTTGTAGAAAGACTTCTAATAACATTATGACCTTGATTGTTTGAGTCAAATTGATTTTCCAACACCGCATAAGCTGAGCCACCTGTTCCAGAACCATTCACTATGATTGTTGGAGTAGTTGTATAGCCCGAACCCGGATTGGTCACAACAATTGAATCAATTTGTCCTGATCCGTTTATGGTAGAGTAGGCAGTAGCACCAGTACCACCGCCACCAATTACAATAATGGATGGGGGAACGGTATAGCCCGAACCTGGCGTTTCGATCACAATGTTGCACACTTGATACTTGTAATTGTTGTACCATTGACTATAAACACTGGTACTGGTGGTTAATAAATCAGAATCATATGATTGCTCACCGCTTGGACTGCGATATACTTGTAGGGTAGAATCCCAATAGGGCGGCAAGTCAAAGTCGGTTATGTCGCTACCATAGGTATCGTTGCCTTGATAGTCAATAACAAATTCTCTAACCACTGTGCGATAGGGTTTAACTTCATTGATGTAGTCAAGATAGTACTGCTGATTATCTGCAACATAGCTGGCAAATGTTTTCAATTGACGTATGTATTGTGTAGCACTAATAAAGCTGGTTTTAAATACCCAATCAAGATTTTGTTGTTCTGTTAGGGCATACTTGATCATGGTAAAGCACAGGGTATTAAACTCCAGTGCCAGGTCATCAATCAAAATATCATTCTGTATGGCCAGCAGTATTTGACGCAACTCTACTGGTGGAATATAGCCGGTAGAAATCTGCAAGGTACCACGCTGGATACCATAAAGATTTTGGTTTAAGTTGCTATCAATATAGTAAACAACAAATTGATTGTTACCGTTGTTTAGTACCTTGACATAGGTATCGGGTTGCAATGTCAATTTGCCATACTCAAGCAGGTTTGCCACGGTCACGTTTGGAGTAACTGTGTAGTCGTAGCCAGGCTCGTACCAGTCAATGGTTGACCAGTATAGATTAGTTTTATAACTTTGTAGGTTGGTACGTGTCCATGCCGTGCCAGACCAAGTATAAATTGCCCAGCGCCCTTGTTGTGTTTCATCTGTGTTGACTAAGATTGCATAGCCCGTAGAAATCAGTGCTGTATCAACATATTGTAGCTCTGCATAGGTGTCAACTACTTGATTGTAAGAACCTGTTTGTGGACCAGGAGCCGTTTGTCCGCTGTTCAGCGTGGTCATCAGCTTGCGTTCAATCACAGGATAGCTGGCCAAGTACTTGTTGACCAAAGTTAGATAATTGGTCAGGGCCAATTCTCTATTGATGAACATACTTTGTCTTGGACGTATGTGTATACCATATGCCTGTGCTGGCGTTAGATTTGGATCTGGAACCGGGTTACCAACTGCATCTTGTCCGGCCAAGCTGTCAATCAACTTGGTTAAAATTGAAGCAGGTAGTTCGCTGGCAGAGTTACCTTCCTGAACCAAGGCATATTCAGTATGTACCAACAGATCGGTGTTGCCGGTGTGGCTACCCAGGTGCAATATAGAATTTTGTCCCGATAATGTATTGTTAACATTGTACAAGGCCAAGGTATCGTTGCGTAGTACAGTAGCATAGGAAATGCCCTGTGCCTGTGGATTTTCAATTGCGGCCGCAATGCTGTAGACACTATTTGATTTTCCTGCTGTGCCGTTGATTGTGGTTTTGTTCTTTACCCAGAAATAGTATTTTACTGATACCGAGCCAAACTGTGTAACATAGCCATTGGTTGAGTATGCGCTATTGTCTGCGTATAAAGGTGTGCCAGACCCGCCTGCGGCTACATATTGATTTGGAGGAACGGTACTTTCTACCCACTCATACACATTGATACTGCTACCAGGGAAAGTTTTACCCCAGTTGTTTAATCGATAAACCAATATGTCTTGTTCGTAGTCAATGTAACGTACTGAATCAATATCCCACCAGATCTTGCCTACTTGATTTGGGCCCCAATGATAGTCAGCATAGGTCTGTCCTGTTCCGGCATTGTATAAGGCTGGATCTGCAACAGATTGGTAATCAATATCTACTCCAACGGCATTTAGTACCTTGCCTTTGGCTGGGTCTATGAAATCCAGTGCAGATAGAATAACATTGTTTTTCTTGTTGTAGATAAAGGTTCTGTTGATGGTGGTAATATCAACTTTTGGTTGTTCCTGTCTAGTCAATGTCCAGGCTGTTGTTTGAGCATTGCTGGTAAACACATGTACATTTCCGCTGTCATTGGCAGCTCCAGGAGCACCTACCAACATGGTGCCAGGTATCAGGTCAATGCTGTTTCCAAACTGGTCTCCAGGATGTACCTGAGCTATTAATTCTTGTACATAACTGAATTGACCAAAGTCTGGGTCGGTTAAGTCCACTACCGGTTCAAATACATATACACCGCCACTATCAGATACAAACTCTACAAATTTTGTAGCACCCTTATCAATGGTCAATGTTTGATTGTCAAATGTGGTATCTGCTTCGGTACTGGTACCAGCACTTCCTACGGCCAATACTCGTGCGTCGGCTTGAACTCGAATACTTGATCCAAAGTTGCCAGGTTGATTTTGTGGGTGTGTAAAACTTTGAGCATATACATATTGTCCACCAGAATAAACATATCGATCCACCAGTCCCACCGTATTTTGTGATATAGTGTAATTTGGTGCTGTAATAAACAAGTTACCAGCTGAGCCGTCGATGTCTAGGCCAGTTCCATAATATGCAGTGGATACAGATTGTTGTGTGGTCAGGGTTTGTGTTAAGGTCAGGATATTTGATGACAGGGTCATATTGTAAACATTGACATTGCCACGACCGGCCAGTACGTTTGTTGCAGTTGGTGCGCCAACAAATAGTACGCTACCATTGGAGTTTGTTCGTACCACATTACCAAAAGATCCTGTACCAGTGACGGTGTTGGTCAGGGTATAGTGTATGTTGGCCCAGGCAGAGTTGGTAGTGGCGTAGGCGGAAACCATATTGTTACCACCAACATATAGACGATTACCGTCCTGACTCAGGCTAACACTTGTGACTCCAGCAAACGGAATGACCTGTAGTGGAGTTACGGTACCGCTGGCATGTCTAAATATGTGTACGTTGGCCGCAGATGCAACAACCAACACATTGCCTTGAGAATCAATGCTACTGCCAAAGTTTGCATAGGCATTGGATACCGTAACATTGGCCAGGGCCGACCCAGTTGCATTGACAAAGATCTGCAGGGTCGATGTGCCGGATGTGCCAACATAAAAATATTTACTATCTGAACTGATACGTACACTGGTACCAAATTTGGCACCACTGGTAACGGTGTTTGCAGTTATTTTAACATCAGAGTTTGCTACCCAGGGTTGAGTAAATGTGTAAACACCCCAACCTTGATCAGTTGCGTTGTTGACCCATACACGATCATTGGTGACCCAGTTGTTCAGCGGGGTGCGGGAATCAACATCAGTGATGGCATCAATTACTACGGACGATAAACGATATACCGTACCAGAACCAGTGGTGCGTCCACCAGTAGAAACCAGGTTAGTAGCATTGGACAATTGAATAGTTACGCTTAGAGAATTTACCACCGATACTACTTGATAAAGACCATTGAACTTGGCGTTAAAGTTTTGCAGTACAAAATAATCATTTGCCGACAGGCCGTGCGGTGCACTGAATGTCAATTGAGCATAATTATCCAAGGTATAAACCAAACTGGTGGCCATGGCATTGTTCAACTCATTCACTCGGTAGACATTCCATGGTCTGGCAGTATCTTTGGCCACCCATATTGTTTGACCAGGTTGTAAGTTTGGTACCTGTGTAATTGCGGAAATATCAAATATCTGATAATTTATATCGTTTAAGTTTACATAACCAGGAGTAGGCAAGTCAGTGTTGACATAGTTGGCTGTGCGATTGCCGTACAGGGTTGTACTGACGCTGGTTAAATTGCTGGCATTGTAAATGTTTGATGTGATATTACCGGTATAGCTATAGGTATTTGCAGCCAACTGCACAACAACATTGGCAGTACTAAAAGTATTTGCAGTGAGAGTTAGAGCCAAGGGGCTGTTTAAAAATACACTTTGATCCAGTACAAATTCTGTATACTTTGTTCCATCAACATCACCGTATTGGCCTACTTGGAATGCCCATTCTTCATAGGTATTGATGGTACTATTGACATTGTCAAATGTTGCCTTTGTCAAGGCCGTGATAGAATTCAGCGAACCTTTTTGTTTGATATAGCCCTGATAGAATTTGGTCTGAGTAGGAATGGCCAGGCCCAGGTTACTCAGGAATGGGCGCTCGCGGAAACCAATCAGGCCGGCGCTGAATATTTGATAATTTTCATCTCCGGGCGGATTGTCAATGTCGTAGATATTGCGGAATACCTGAGCATTGTGACCAAAGCTGGGCAGTAGCCCAGTTTGTATTGAGTCTGCAGAAATCTGTGTCCAATAGGTCAACACAAAAGTCTGGCTGGCAGTAATGTCCACGGCCGCTGTATAATAAACACCATTGTAGGTGACAATATCACCCTGCTTGTAGTCGGTACCGGGTTGCCAGCTGGTAATGATCGGATTGCTGTAGATATAGCCTGCGGCACTGAGTGCACCGTCCCATGCGCCAGTTTTACTTCCACTTAGTTTTAATCGGTACTGACGAGTACCCTGACTAGGAATGTAAACAATGTCGCCAAAGCTGTCAACGTTGTCAAATATCAAGGTTGTTTCGTACTGAATCAGATTAAGTTGAGCAAATGCCAGCGGAGTTATTCCGTCAAGCGTAGATATTTTAAATCTATTTTGTTGTACATTATCTATTCTTGTTATGTCAAAATTTGAGCTCTTGACCGGATTAAAGTTTGTATCAAGGACTCGACTGCTGCCAGGCAAGTTGGTTACTTCACCAACCACAAAACCATTGGTAACCAGAGCCAATGAATCAAACACAGGATTTAGTACAATAACTGTGCCAGGTGCCCAACCTTGCTGTGCCCAGAATAAAAACTCAGTGGCACTCAAGGTCCAATCTCTTGTGGTTGCTAAATCTGTATCAAATTTCTGGAATACAAATCCCTGACTTTCAAGGTATCGCTGATAACTTATTAGGAAATCGACCACTTGTTGCGGAGATGAAAATACAGTACCGTAAGGTATACTTGTTACGGTACCGGTGCTGGTCTGATATACCTTGGCAGAAAGTGTACCAACCGTTAGAGCCGATGCACTATTATTTGCTATGCTGGGAATAATGTTAAAGAAAGGATTTGATGTGTTGTATCCAGTGACACTATATCCTGTAGACAAGGTGGTTACAATGACTCCGCTGTAGGTAACAATCTTGCTGGCAATAGGTTTTCCAATGATAGCACTATAGTTTTGATCTGGAATGATGATACTGGCATTGGTACTACCAGGACTTGTTTGTTCAGCTGTGACCGTTATTAAATTTTGGTCCGTAAATCCGCTGACCTTGTAGGTCAATTGAACATTGAAGTTTTTAAAATAATCTGTTAATTCAGCAACAGGATCCAGGCCAAGATTTTTAAGATAGTCCGCGATCCAGTTGAGATATCCACTGGTGCGCAAAATAGTGCCGGAAACTGTTTGGCCATTGACTGATAGTATGGCCGGAGAAACTGTTTGATTTTGTGCGTTGCTAAAATGTCCGGTGATTGAGTTGACCCCAAATTGGCTGGTATCAATCTGTGTACCAAAATACTCAGCAGGTTTGGTCAAAGCCACTGCAGATTGTATGGCAAAAGGATAGTCACTGCTGCGACGCCAAGCAGATTCTACTGGGCCAATTTCACCGACCTGAAAACTATTGCCAGCGGTCTGTGGGTTTGTTTGTTGAATCAAGTGGGCACGAGCAGGATCAATCAAGTTACCAGCAGAATCCACAGGAATAAAATTGGCCAATCCTGGACGAGCAAATCTTGTGTCGTGGTAGGGATTGCCGTTGTTCCAAATGTAGCCATTTTCTAGATCTTGCCAAAGTGTGCCGTTGCTGCCAGTATAAGGAGCAGGACCATAACGATCTTGCCACCAGGTGGGCTCGGCACCAATGCCCAACATGACCCATGGAGTCAGGTTTGGAGTATCTGTGTCAAACCAGTATTGATAAATGGCACGCCAGGATCCCTGTAGGTAACTGCCATCAACCGTATCGGTAAATTGGTCATAGTTCCATGTCCAAGCGTTATTGGCATCAAACCACGAATTGGTAGTGTAATCTACATTGTTGGATCCTACCCATTGTAGGAAATTTTGTGTCAACACTTGATTCCACTCGGTTAAACTATAGTCAGTCTGTCTAAAGCGGCCAGGAATGATATCGTAAAGATTTATAATGTTGTTGTTGTAGTTGGATTTGATATTGTTATAAATTCTTAATTCTAATTCCAACAGGAAGTGGTCGCGGAAGTCACCAAATGCTGGAGTGGTACTTCCGTCGTGTCCTCGTATGACTTGTGTAGGAGTCAGGTAGGTAGTATCAGTGTACATTGCCGGCACAAATTTGGGATATAGACCCAACTTGGTAGGAGTTTCTGGGATATAGTTGCCGTCAGTGTTGGTATAATCATAGATAGTGATTACATCACCGTTGCTCAATGTTGTACTGATATTGATAGCTGGTACAATTTGACTAAATGTGTAGTCAACATTTACGGTCAATTGAGTACCATTTAAATAGACCAAGACTGCACGATTACTCAATTTTGTATTGTCAAATATTGAATTGATTTCGTATTCGGTTTGACGAGCATTTAATACCTGATAGGTAATGACAGAATAATCATTGCCCTGTGGCACCATGTCTGAATAGTACCATGGAAAACTGATGTTTTTAACGGCATTTATATTTTTTAATATTAAGTCTACACCTGTTTTTGGATTGGCATAGTCAATGCCATTCAGGGTGGTACACAAGGTTAAAAATTTGTTTTTAAAACGAGTGTACTCTTTACGTGCCAAGGTTATTCCGTCAACAAAGTTGACCTGTGGATCAGTCAAAAATGCCATGGCATAAACCGCTGGACTACTCTGTTGCACCAAGGTACCGCCTTGCGCTTTTAGATATTGGTCATGATATGCAACCGGTTGGTCAGCACTAACGCTGGTATTTTCTATCAGCTTGTTGTAGTGTGTGCGTAATTGCCCCAGAGTAATGGTTGCAAAATCTTCATTGAGCGGATTGGAGTTTAAATTTTCTGGAATTTCATAGTAGGCCGACCCGCTGGTGGCATTGCTGAATACCAGCACATCAATTTTGTCACCAGGACTAACAGAAATATGACCGGTGTTGAATGTGATGATGTTGTGTACGCTGTAATCAATCAGCTGATAATCAGTGGTTGGGTCCAGTAATTGATTGTTTAAAAATACCCTTAGGTGTGGAACAGTAGCCGATGCTGTTGGTACCACATCAATTTGAATAAAGGGATAGTCGACACCATTTAATGGCAGTACGTAGCCTTCATAGAATTTGGTAAAGACTTGGTATTGTTCCGACGGTTCAACGCTGGTAACCCAGTTGTTTAGTTTGGTAGACTGTGTTAGACTCGAATTCTTTCGTAGATAGCCGGTGTTTATTGGTTGACTTATGGTCTTGCCAGATTCTGTGTACTGGAACGAATCAGTGTCATACACATTGTCAAACACAATGTCGCCAATGTTGTTGAAATTTTGATAGGTCAGCGGAAATCCAAGTATTGGATCATTGGTGCCAGTGCCGGTGGCATAGCTAAAAAATCGTGTGCCAGCGAATGTGGTCCCAGGATAGACAGTTGTGTTGCTGAAACTATATCCATTGGCATCTACCAGATCAAACAAGGGTGCCTGATTAAAACTGGTTTTGTTTTGAGATAGATGCCAGGCAGTACCATCATACCAATAGGTGTTGTCGGCGTATTGGCCCTGAGTAACTAAAAAATGTTGCCCAGGTTCTACCGGATCATCATTGGTTACCAGTAGTCGTATAAAGTTTACTGAATTGATTGTAGCAATATCAACTTGATACACATTGTTTGTTATGGCGTTATCAATATCGTTGGTGAAAACAATTCGCATGCCTTGGTCCAACGGAATTCCTTGAATTGAGTAACCGGTTTGTCCTTCAATGTCCACAAAGGCGTCGGTGGCGTCAAACACAATCAAATCAACATTGGTTTTACTTTGAATACCATAATTGAATAATTGTAGGTTTGGTTCAAACTCAATGATAGCACGGCGTCCAGGAATATTGGGCCCATAGTTGACTGCTGTATTGTTGTAAACGGCTGTGGCATTCAATACCTCTACATGGAACCAATGATTGGTACGTGACCATGGGTTAAGATCTTGGCTTCCACGATTTATTGTAATGTAGTCGGCTGTTGTTTCTATGGTGTCGGCCAGGCCAGCTGGAACATGCAGTTGATCAACTGGAACTAGTGTAATTCCTGTACCAACTCCTTCAACATAATACTGATTGTTGGCATAGGTGCTGGGAATTACCAAGCTGTCAAATTGTACTTTTAACCCATTGGTGAACACTACTTTGTTGGGCGAAGTATATTTGAGCTTTCCCAGGATATCGTTGTTTATATCAATGGGTGTGCTGGTATTGTCAACCAGTTTGATTACACCGGTAAAATCAGGATTGGCACTATCTTGATAGTAAAGATAATTGTTTGGAGCAGTGACCAACGGTACTTGAACATACTGGCGGTTGTTGTTGAGCCAAAATTGATTGCTGGCATAGGTTTTCCCTGAAGCAACAAATATTTTTTCTTGTGGAGCAACACTGGTAGTAGAAGTCAATTGAATCAAATAATCTGTGCCCGATGGAACCAAATTGATTTGCCATACACCAGTTCTGTTGGCACTGGGTACCACCGACCCAGGAGCATACACACCTGTACTTTCACCGGTAAATGCCGATGGCAACGCCGGTGTGGTCCACTGAGTATTGTCGGTTTGATTGCTGATAAAAATAAAAGTTTTACCCAACAACAAATTGTTGATGCCATCAAGCCCAGTGGGAAAGTTGGTTAAGAATGTGCTGAGCAGTTGATTTTGTATGTCGGTATAGCCAAATGAAACTGCAGCATCAACGTTGTCAACAATGGACATAGAAGTATAAAAATTCTGTGCATCGGTTGCTGGAACATTGAATGTTATAACACCTGAATCGGTTCCGTTGTTGGCAACACCAAATATCTGTCGTGTGCCAACAGTTGAAATGTTTGGATCAGTGCCCGATACTCCGGGTGCTGTTTGTATCCAAAATTTGTAGCCGGGTTGATCAACTACAAAACTATACGCACCACCACGAGCCAAGGTTATTGGTGTATTGGGGTGTCCGCCAAGTGTGCTAAAGGTATAGCCACCTACTGCGGTATTACGAGAAACGGTATAGGTGCCGGTCAATGGTGTTGATCCTGATGTAACGGTAACTGGATCAGGACCGTCGGGCAACCAGTAGTAGTTGTTGTAGTTTACAAATTTGTCATAGGCAAAGTGACCATCAAAGTTGTAGTACTCTGAAGAAAATAATCTATTGTGATTGTTGTTGAATCCGCCATTGGTGCCAATGCTTTGTAAAAGATCAATGTAGTCGGCGGTGAACTTTACTGTCTGATCATCGTTCTTGATAACCACACTGGGTTCCAGCTGATAACTGGCACGTAAGCCGGTTGGTTCGGGAACATAGTTGTCACCAAGTTTATAGGTAGGAGCCAGTGTGCGACCAATATAGCCATTCAATGGCACATTGTATGCATCTGTGGTCAGTTGATCTAAGGTAGCGCCCAAAAACCGTTGGTTGGTTGATGACCTAAACGGTTCAGAAAGAAAATTAATTGTGTTGACTAATGCCATTAATTGGTACCTATTAGTGTGTTTCCAAGATTAAGCTCGGCGGCTGTTACTGCACTGATAATATCTACATCGGCCACGGTGGCAGCACTGGTAATAATTTCCCATGGTTCACAATTGATCTGGAAATAGTTACCAAATACCAAACTATCATCGGCTGGTACAATCAATATGCTGGCAATGTTGGGAACCAGAGTTGTGTGCAGGTAGGCTGCTAATTCACTGAAGTAAAAAGTCTCGCCAAAGTCCCAATTGGCCACATTGAAGTAGGTATTGATTGCTGCAATTACCTGACTCTTGATTTCGTTGTCAGTTACACCAACTGCGGGATTTTTAACCACTTGAAAACGTGCTTGTAAGCTGGGATCAGCCTTGGCACCAAACAGGGGTTTGAATTGTGCTGGATTATAGATCAAGGTGTCACTAACAGTCTTGTAGTTGTCTAGTTTACTATAAGCAATTTCTAAACTGCTACTGGTAGGAAGTGTTGGTTCTGTCAAGGTTCCAGTCAAGTCTTGCAACCAATTGAAGTAGCTGGTAGTGTAGTCAGCTGTCAAGATATACAGGTCAACCAGGTTAACTGGAGTAGGATCAATACGATTGCGAGTTGGACTATTGTGCTTGTATTGGAAATACAGGCCTGAACGAGCAGTTCCAGTGCCCACAATGTCGGCAAAGAACGCTGGATTGTCTGGTACTCCGGCCAGCTGAGTCTGTGGACTGGTTATTAAAACTTGCTTATTGTCAACATATCCGTCGGCTTCGGTAATGACATTGTAAATTTGACAAGTTATATCTGTGGTCAGTGGAATGCCAATGTTGGGTGCAGGTTGACTATTGATCCTTAAAACCTTGATAGTGTCACTGACTGCTGTGCCAATGGTGCTGTCATAGACTTTGACCTTGGGGTCAAAATAGAATTTTGTTTCACCAGCGCTGGCAAATGAGTATTCCAAGTTTCTACTGGTAATGTTGTACAGGCCGTTGCTGTAGGTAAATTTAAGCAACCAAGTTGAATTGGTTCCAATGTTGGTTGGCGGTATGTTGACCCAGACCTGATTGATTTGATCGTATGTTAGACCAAAATTAACTTCAGCAATGATTTGATTGGCAATAGTGGTAACCAGGCTATTGGGGATATTGTTTTTGAGTGCAGGAATAATGGTGCTGACAACAGAATTATTGGCAACGGTGGTGCCAAATGTTACCTGAAGATTTGATGCAGTACCGGTGACTGCGGCATAGGTGTTGTTGGTAAATTGTACCAGGGCTCCTACATTAACATACTGCAAGGAGTTGGTAGCACCTGCAGCAATGTGCAATGCTGTGTTGGCATAGTTCAGTGTGCCAGTGGTGCTGACGGTGGTGTTGCCAGTCTGTACAAAAGTCACATTTCCATAGGGTGGGGTTTGACTTGGATAATTGCTGTAGTAGTAATTGGACAGGCCGGTGGATTGTATGATGGGCACAATTTCATTGTAAATTGTTGCATACACATCGTTGGTGGTTAAAAAAGTAAATGTCTTGGATATGTTTGAGGAGTTGGCTGAAATGATTCCGTCGGCACCAAATATGTTGGTACTGCTGAAACTGCCGGTAGGATCCAGAGTATCCAGATAAAGACTTACACCCGAACTGATTCGATTGGTTGCTTTGATTTTTTGTATGCTGGTAAATGTGGTCAAAGGAAAGATATTGTAATCTTCCGATGTGATCATACGATTTTGAGTATAGTATTGCTGTGGTGCGTAGGTCTTGATGCTTTGCAGGCTCTGTGTTGCTGAAGCATTGGTCACGGTGTATTTTAAACTGGCCGTAATGGTCAAGGTCTGATTGGCACCATTGACATCAATGTAGCTGATAGCCACGGTAACCGACGACATGTCGTCTGGGGTGATAGTGTAAGATTGACCATTACCAGTACGATAGTAGAATCTGAACGCACCTTGTGGAATGTTACTAAAACTACCATCACCAAACACCAGGTTGACTTGGTCATTGGTCAAGGTGTTGATTTGATATAAATTTTTGTTGGTTGACTGATTGTAAACAACGTTGATACCTGATAAAGCAGGAACCTGTGTCCACAGAGTCTGCGGACCATTGTTGACATTTAGGCTGTACAACCAGGCATCGGTATTGTTGATGTTGTTGCTGGGAATTGGAACAAAATTATTTGGGATGGCATTTTGCACATTGAACGAAGTAGTTTGCAGTGACCCTTGTTTGAAGTACAAAAAGAAACCAGTGTTATTTGACCCATTGCCGTTGTTGTCATTGCGATACAACAGGTTAAACTGACCTTGGCTGGTTGGGTCGCGTTCGTAAATGTATGTTTGGCCCAGAGTAGTGGCGCTGACAGCTTCAAAATTTACCAGCTGGCCTTGTATGTTGACTCCAAAGGGTGCTATAGGAAGAAGTGTGGGGTTAAGATCCACGGTGTACTCGTCGGTACGAATACCGTTGATGCTTTGGCTGTTACCAGGCTTGCCAATGGCCTGCCCTGAAATCAGTGCGGCATTGAGAATTATGGTAAATTGCTCAAGCCAGTTGTCGTTGGTAAGATCATTCCAGTTAACGGTAAAGTTACTGAGATTTATCCCGTTGCTGTCGGTTAAATTTTCTGTGGTTGAAATTTTGTCAATTTTAATCAGACCGCTGGCACTGATGGTACGAGTAGGATTGTACGCCAACATACGTGCCAGTTTTAAGATGCTGTCACGACGTTGTGCAGTATCAATAAAGTTTTCGCGAGCATTTAGGTCAGTGCGGAATGCCAGGCTTTGACCCAAGAATGCAATCATATCTATTAGAGCCAGATATTCACTGGATTCTAGGAAATCATTGAAACCTTCAGGATAGTAGGTCTGAAGATAGTTGATCATGGAACTACGAAGTGTTTCAAAATCGTAGCTGGTAAAGTCAGCATTGGTAAACGATTGATAGACCTTGGTCCAGTCTTGGTTTACTAATAAACTTGTTTGACGTGTGGTTTGTGCCATATTATATTATTGCCCTGTATTCAATATTTATCAGGCGTAATAATATGCGCAGTTAATTTGTAGTTAGCTTGGCAGCGTTGCGATTAAAATTCAGCAGAATAGTTTCTGACTGATTGGCTGGAATATAGGTTAAAACAATTTGTATCTGTAGGCCATTGGTTTCTTCGGTTACCGAAACAGAATTTACCTGTAGACGTGGGTCATAGGATATGATACGCTTGATATCACTGGTGATTATGTCTTTGGTAGCGTCAGTCAAGGGTTCAAACAGCTGGTCCCAGATCACGGTACCAAAATTTGGTTGCATGAGCTTTTGGCCTTTGCGCAGATTAAAGTAATTGATCAAGTCCTGCTTGGCCACGGCATAGTCGGTAAGCGTGAACTTTTTCTTGTTTTGGAGGGTGCTGAATCCGCGGTATATGCTCATGTGTGTATTTATGCGCTTAAAATGTCTACCGCGTAACGGCCACTATTAAAACTATTTGCACCGGCTCCTACAACATTGAATCGCCAGGCCCAGGCACCTGTTCCTGCAGGATTGGCATCTGTGGGTGCTGAGCCTACTCCTAAAGTCCAGGCCACATAAATCATACCGGCTGCTGTGTCAGCAGAATCTGTAGACAAGATTGCACCAACATTTTTAGAAATCAAATAGAGATCTACTAGATACTGGTAACTTAAATGTTCTTGCGCGATTGTGGTAGACAAGAAAGAGTGTAAACTGGTGATATTGTAAAAGTAATTTTGGTAAGCATTGACACCTTTGTTGTAAACCAAGGGATTCCAACAATTACGATAGTTGACAGAATCTATGCCATAGGCCGCGGTCGATCCAGCCGCTAAGAGTCCATATGTTTCAAGTAGGGCAGGGCTAAATTGATATCTACCCAGCTGATTGTCAGTGCCTACCAGGCCGTAGTTCCACCCACTTTGATCGTAGGCTATCTGTGCTTGTAAATTTCGTATATGTGTAACCGACAACTGATCCAGACTGGCCCAGGTTGGTGGAGTAGGTGGTACGTCGGCACGTCCTAACCAGCTGGGTGGTAAAGGATTTGCAATTGCCATTCCGGCGGCTGAAGCTATTCCTAGATCTGTCATGATTAAAATGCTGATGCTGCTGCACCAGCTCCCAAACTTACAGCGGCACCTACTAGACCACTACCACCACTGGTAACAGGAGCAGGACGTTCGCCTGTGCCAGGATCAATCCAGGGTTCGTGTGCAGGCACTACCGTACAGATTGATTGTACTGCTCCGGGTGCGTATTGCCAGCCACTACCAGCCCAGGTAACATCTGGCAAACTACTGCCAGTAGTAGGTATACTGGGCAATGGTGGCACGGGCGGTCCGCTATTCAACAGCAAGGTTGCTTCACCTACCACATTACACACACCTAGAGAACTTACACTAACGGTAGCACCACCGGTCAAACTGGCCGCACCAAGTGCAGATAATTTTAAAAATCCATCGCTTTGTACACTACAGCTGACTAGAGCTGAAATACCAATGCTGGTCAAGGCTGACATTTTAATACCCATGTCTGCGTTCATGTTTAAGGTACCAGCAGAATTAATGTTGATCATGCTGTCACTATGGAAATTCATTGGACCTTTGCTACGCATGTTGATTCCAGCAGCACCAAATATGTTGATTGCACCATCGTCACTGAATTCTAACCATTGGTTACCGGTACTGCTGGCAATGTACAGGATTTTTTTGGTATCATTCATCAATACCTGATGCCCACCTGCGGTACGTAATCTAACCAGCTGGTCAACACCGTTGACATCTCCGTCATCCATAACAAAGGTATGTCCACCGGTACGAGCTATTGTGGCTTGTGTGGCATCTTGATCTGCAGGCAGTTGTTGTGTGACCTGTGGATTATTGCCAGTAGCACTACGACCAGGTGTACTGAATCCAAACACATTGCTAGGAGCTTCACGTAAACTGCTAGAACTGATAGCACCGCGGACGGGGTCTCGATCTAGGCCTTGCCCTACCAGGACCATGGTTTGGAATTCGTGTGGATAGCGTTGTGTATTTGTAATGGCATCAGGTTTGAATGCTTCAGAATTGCCAGCAGATGCTTCAACAACTGGCAATACCTGACTGCTGTTTTGATATTGTGCAATACCTGGATCAGCATTGGTATCTGCGGCGTTGCCCACGTTGCGACCAATGCCAGGAACCATGCCGTGACTCATACTATCGTACACACAGGCAAACCAATAGCCACGCTGTGTAGTGTCACCTTCAACAAAGGTCACTAGTACGGTGTTGCCAATGTCAGGCGGAACCATCCAGAATCCATAGCTTTGTCCTGTGGTGTTGGCATTGCTGGGCGAAGTGTCCTGTGAGTCGGTGCCGTAGGTTTTGCCGTAGAACGGGCTGGCATAGCTGACATCAACTGAACTATCTGCAGGATCGCCCTTGATACGTACGGTTAATTGCCCAGAACGGCTACCCACCACATGGCCCAAGACGATTGCTTCATAAACTCCGGACTTGTGTGACCCGGGTCGTGTACTGGGAGTCGATGCTGTTGCCATTTATTGATTTCCTATGTTATCCATTGCCGTATCTGGTTGCATCATATGCGCTGGTTACTTGTCCGTTGGCGCCAATGGTTGCTTGACCAGCCGGAGTACTGGTATCAGTGGTATTGACCGTGCTGTTGGTACTATTTTGGTTTTTTTGATTGGTTCTAACTGCATCTTGTGCCGGTGCGGCCTCAGTTTTAAAATCACTATTCACATCTCGCACCATGGACAATACCTGCGTAAAGTTTCCGTTTGCAAAATTGTTTTTAATTGTTACTATTTTGTATTGTCCACTGAACAGACTCTGATACGAGCCCGGCGAAGGAAATACTCCGCCTTGATTGGTCCAGTCAGTGTCTATGTCAATGGGTGTGTTAATAGTTAGTTTTACTATCAGCGCACCCACGTCCATCTTGACATGCCCATATTGCGCTGCCCACTGACTCTGTGGTACACTAAGGTCATTATAAAGAGACGCAGAACTTGGGCTGGGAGTGTAGAGCCAATCATCCTGTTTGATCAGGGTAGGGTCACCCACAATGGTCAGGTCAACTGATACCATGTCGCCACGAGCATTGGTGTATAAACTCTTGAGCACGTCAGCGGCTACCTGTTTGCCTGGGTCGTTTACAATGTTGGCATCACTCAAGGCCTGATAGTCAGGTTGCACTGGACGATATACCAGAGGAGTGCTGGTGGCAATTCCGCCGAATTGCGGTATTAGTCCTGATGCTGCCAGGATCTGCGGACTTAGGAATACACTTTTTCCGTTGAGAGCCAGCGCCGAGTCAATGCCCTTGCTGGCGGTATTATGGTCAGCACCATAGTTGTAGTTGTAGGCATTTATGGCTGTGTACCAGGTGGTATCAAAATTCAATTTGAGATCAATGATATCTATATTTTTTCCAGTATAGATATAGTTGTAGTTTTTTATGGTCTGAGACCTGCTGTCACTGAACAAGGGCGCTGCTGGGTGATTGGCATCGTACACAGCATATTGCCCTATGCAGTAGGTAAATGTTAAGGCATGTTCATTGCGTTGATTATCAAAGGCCGCGGCCTTTGTGGTGCCAAGGCTGGAACTTCCACCGTAGGAGGCACGAACTGAAGTTTTAAAAGTTTTTAAAATTTGAGTCAAAGAAGTTTGTTGTTGATCTGCCGATGCCTGTTGAAAATTTAATCCCAGTTGTTTTAGCAAGTAGTCAGAATTAATTAAGATTTTTTCGATAACCTGAGAAATAGGTGTGTCTTTTTTTATGGTTACCTTGCCCTTGGTCAAATCAATGGAAAATTTATTGTCAGGGTTGGCCTGTAGAATGCTTACCTGCGCTGAATTTACAATACTGCTTTGACCAATGGCAGGATCCAGATCGAAACTGATTGTATCCACATATTCTCGTTTGGTATTGTTGACTTCCAGATAGTAGTAGTTGTTGACGGCTGTGGCAAATTGTGTGAAGAAATCCTTTACAGTTGATGCCACAATGGTAAGATCCTGTGGTACGTTGGCGTGTTTTGGATAAAGTGCCTGGTGTCCTTTTGGAGTAAAGTCTATGGCATATACGGTACCCTTGTTGGTAACATTGACCTTTACTCCAATAATACTGATAGGAAATCTTTTTCTGTAGGCCAAGGCATTTGATCCTGTGATGGGATTTCCAGCATCATCGTAGCCCTTGAAATCCAACTGCAACATGTATGGCTGTGTTAGATAGTTGTAGTAGGCGCCGTTGGATAGACTTGATTGCACTAGACTGTCAATCAAGGTCACTCCGTAGGGTTCAAGTATTTCCATTTTACCCTGTATCAGATTGGTGCTTTTGGTCGCTTGATTCAATCCTACAGTTGTATCAAAATTTACACTTTGTATTTGATAATTGAGTCCGTAGGTGGCGGGCAATCTGCGTGTGGGATAGATCCCACCATCCTCAGCAACCACATAGCTTTTTGAACTGAGCTCAGCAGTCAATCCTGTGTTGATGTCTGTGCTATCGCCGGTTAAATTGTTATAGTCAACAGGATCTAACCACCATAGACTCCAGTTGTAGGTCCAACTGGCCAAAGAGTGCAAGGGATTGGGTATCACTGATGTAGTAGCCAGCGCAGTAATACTGGCAGGAATCACAGGTAGTGTGCTTGAGCCTCCGTTGGAGTGGTTGCTGGTGCCACCGGTGCCACCGGTGCCAATGTTGTCAGCTGTGCCAGTGCCAGTGCTGGTACCAGTGCTACCACTGCTAGATCCTGTGGTGTCTGTAGATGACGCTGTGCCCGACGCCGCTGGTGCAGTTGAAATTTCTGTTTCTGCGTTGGTGCCAAATCCTGAATAAGTTGCAGTGGTGCCGTCGCTGAATGTTACCGTTGTGGTTCCATCACCGTTTAGTACGGTGGTATAGTTGTTGGTGTTGGTGTTACTGCCACCAGCTGGGCTGGTAGGCTCAATGACTTCGGGTATTTGTGTAACGGTTACGCTACTCATGACTATTGCCCTAGGGCTCGTTGAACCACTGCCAAAGTTGGCACAGAAATAATAACTGGAGCATGA